CAATAATTTCGGCAGTACAATCTCTAAATATCCACCAACAAGGATGGCTGTTATCATAGCGTTTTGCAGGCAATGTTACAGATATTCTACTATTCTTTAACTTCACTTTACAATTAAAGAATATTGAATCTGTGTTGTGCATTGTGTTTGCATAACTGATTGAACAATTATCAATTTGCAGTACGTCATAATCGTTAAAAGCACCTGCATTAGGACTAATATTACTTGTGGATAAAAAATTTATATCCATATTTGTAAGATGTAATGTTGGACTTGTACCCACAAGGTTTGATATAAGAAAAATATAACTTGTGTTGACTTTAGTAATACCCCTACCTTGTCCCTCAATTACAACATTCTTCTTTTGCAGAAGTCTGCTCGACAAATTATATGTCCCCTCTAAAAGGATAATTTTTCCCCCGTCTGTTAAAGAGTCCATTGCTTTTTGAATAACTATATCGTCATCTGTTCCCGAACATTTAAAGTCACAGTACCTTGTCACCGTCGATGAACCGACTGTTATAACAGATGGCTTACCTGAAACAAACTGCTTATCAGATGATAGTGCTACCCAGTATGTACCATCATACACAAATTCAACAATTTCATTCGTCGACCAAGAATTGTATTGAGTTATAGCATCATATGAACCGTCTGCTCGTAATAGCTTTACTTCTTTTGCTCCTGTTGAATTTACATTTAGCGTAACTTTACCTTGTGTTCCGGCGAAAGGATAAGTAAACCTTACTAAAACCCTCACTCCTGTTAGTAGTTTAAAATTAGTAATGCTCAATCTTCTATCGCTTATTGATGGACTGTCGGGGCATACTGCATAAGGCGGTTGTTGCCATATCGGAGCACCGCTTCCGTTGCTGATTAAATTATATCCGGTCGTTCCCGCACTTGTCGGCGCATACCACGACTTGCTTGCCGTTGCCGAACCGTTATAGCTCGTTGCTGAGCCGTTCATTGTCAGTGTCAATGAATTAGGATTTTGCATTGATGTAGGCTTGTTGGATAGGTCAGTATATGAACCTGTAAACGCTACCGTTTTTAGGTCAGTGAATTTTGCTTTCAATTCGTCATCTGCCGCCTGTCGGTCCGAAATTTCAGTTGTCAGTTTTGTTGTATTGGCAGTAATTTTTGATGTATTCGCGTTAATATCATCACGCAATACCGCCACACATTCATCATCATAACAAACGGCCGACTGTATTAATGTTTTCTGTTTACACGCATTCCCCGTCGGGTCACCGTTTGTATAAAAGTTATCCGATACAATTCGGAATGAAATTGATTTAATTTCTTTTTTTACAGGGATTTCAATTTTAAATTTTGTTGTTTTATACGTTTCTGATGTGCCGTTTATCGTGATTGTTTTATCACCTGTATCGGTTGCTGTGTAATATGACTGTCCGAATGTTTCTGTTGTTGTATCAGTGTATGTAATCAATACGTCTGTTTCACCTATATTCAAACCGCCGATGTCGCAACCGTCCCCTGCTATATGACGTGACGCCACATTGAATGTCAATTCTAATGTGGTTTCCGTTTTCGGTTTACGGTGGAAATTATCAACAACAAAATTGTGATACAAATACGTTCCGTTTTCAAACGAACCCGAATATGACAAATACTGTACACCGCTGTCGTCAGTGACTAATGTGTTGTCACTGTTGACGTATTTAGATAAATCATAAAACAGGTTATCCGTTGTCAGTTCTGTATTTATATCTGATATTTTTGCTTTCAACTCGTTGTCCGCCGCCTGTCGGTCTGAAATTTCAGTAATGATTTTTTCAGTCAGTGAATATTCTACGTCCTCTCTGTCTGAAATTTCAGTTGTCAGTTTTGTTGCAATTTCATTGACCGCCGCCAAAAATGAATTTTTATTATCGGTTTTTAATGCTTTCAAATCTTTGATACCGTCAAACTTCAGTTGACCCGCATACATTTCGGCAACTTCGGCTTTCATATATGTTACCGCTATCTTTGCAACATTTCCCGCTTCGGGTTGCTCTGTAACTTCTAATCCGAGTTTACCTGTATATTGGTCATAGAGCAAATTAACCCACTTTTCGCCTTCTTCGCCCTTTTCCGCAGAAAAAGAAGCTGAAATCGGCTCTGTTTGTATCGCTGAATTCCCGTCCAAAAAGATTTTAGTCTGCACCGCCAAACTGTTTATCGTTATTGTGCCGTCACCGTATGACGTGTTAATGTCTATAGATAAATCTGATTTTTCCAAACTGTGCGTTATTGTATGGACAACATCTGTTTCCTTGCCATACAAATCGGTTTTATCAGCTTTCTCGCCGTTCAGTATATCGTCGGCGTTTGTTCTGTTTGTCTGTTCGGTTAAAATTTGTTCTCGCAATTCACTGTCACCGACCCGCCTGTTTTTCGCCTCTGCGTCAATATTCCCTTGTAACGTATTGTCGGTACTTTCCCTCGCCTTTTTCTCTGCCGTAATTTGGTCCGACAGTCCTACATCAGCATTGGTGCGTTGCGTTATTTCTGTGTCCAATTTGTCGGACAGTGTGTTGTGGTCGGTTTGAATTGTCGTGAAATTATCACGGACAGTTTTCCACCAATCCTTTAACAGCGTTTTTCCGCTAAAATTAAAATTTAATTTCATTTTATCATTCCTTTCTAATCGTAATCGATTGGGATTTTTCATTAAAAAAACACGCCGTAAGCGTGCTATGGTGGTATTCGTCTGTACATTGTGTCACCTCATTTTTGGTACGAAAAAAGCACGCCGTAAGACGTGCTTAATTTCAATATTATAATGTTAAAGTTTTTTCCCAGTCCTTTGGAAAACCATAATCTTCAGGACTTACAACATCTTTATATTCTTCAAAGATTTGAGCAATATTAGAAATTATGTAATTATTCCATTCATCTTTACTTGGCATTAAAAAACGCATTACATTTATAATGTCATATATGCAGTGAGATATATTATTCATACTATGTTTTTTACTCTTTTTAGGTGTCTTCTGTACCTTAAATCTATATAACCTCATATAGTGTGCGCATACATTTCGTAAATAAGATATACATTCAATCCAGCTCTCCAAATAAACGGAACCTATATTAAATTTTGATGCAATCTTCTTTTTTAGAGGTGTCTTTAAATTTTTATAACAATTCCACACCATTCCTAAGGTAAAAATTTCAATAGCTACCCAAATAGGAAATCTTCTGTCATATTTCTTTATGTGATGTTTTACGAATGGTATTTTACTATTTCTATTTATTGCTTGTCCAAATTTTTGTAGTAGTTTTTGGTGTTCTTCTTCATCCACGAAAATATCTTTGTTTAAGTAAGATGTTGCACAGGTATTCATCGCTATTACATAAGCGATTTTCGTCTTTAAATTATGTTCAATACTCTCTATCGCGTATAATATAGTAGACCTAATACGTCTATCGCATAGATATATTCTATACGCTTGATTAAAAGAAATGTTTTCGTAATTGTCATCTGCATTTTTATATGTATGTAAATAACCAGTAAAATTATAATAATTTACCGATAAAAGTACATTTTGAGCGAATTCAACATCTTCAATAACTAACTTTCTACCACCTAAAATTTTTATTTGTTCTTCTATTGTAGTCGGTCTTTTTATTTCCATACAATACTCCTAAAATAAAAAAGCAGCCTCAACATGGTACGCATTCGCATTGCGAAGAGGCGTGTTGAGGCCTATCTCATGCGTTATATTATATTCTATCTGCTTAAAAAAAGCAATAGTTTTTTAGAATTTTTTTCTTTTTATTTTTATATTACCATATTAATGCTGTATTGTCAAACAAATATTGACAAAATGCACAAATTATTATATATTAAAAACAAAAAGGAGGCTACAAGCTATGAAAAAATTTATATTAGGTTTTATAACAGGCGGTATAATCTGTGCGACAGCGACAGGTTTCGCCGTCGAATATGCCGTAACGGCTAACCCGTTCCCTGTTGCCGTAAACGGTACGGAAACAGCGATAGAGGGCTACAACATCAACGATAATACATATTTCAAATTACGTGACGTTGCCGACGCTGTCGGTGGTTTCAATGTCGGTTTCAGTGACAACACTATTACGATTGATACAGATACCGCCGCCGAACCAACACCCACACCGCTACCGTCATTTACACCCGCACAAATTTCGATTGTTAAAGGTGACGACGGTTACGACTACACCAGTGACGGCATAGAAATTGAATACGTTGACGGTGTTGCATATATTGATGAAACAGATATACAATATATTCTGAACGGCAAGGGTGCTAAAGATTATTCATTTTCAACTACGGCAATAGTAAAATCAGAGGGTAAAAAATATGTTCCTGTAATTCCTAACTTGCCACGTTGTGAGAATGACCCTCGCTTAATTCGATTAGATTTTTATATATCCACAATCAAACCTTTTTTAGATACGCTTTAAGCGGGAATTTATTTCCCGCTTTTTTATTTTATTTTTTCTCTTAGGTCTTTGATTTCTTGGACAATATCTATTCCGTTAATTCGTACATAATTCGCATTGATGTCCATTTCGTGGTCCACTACTGAAATACTGCCCTCTGCTCTGACAGGTCCCATAAATGTAATGCATCCGTCTGCTCCGCTACCCAAAGTTAAACCGCCATACAGTTCCGCAGATTTCTCTGATTTTATTTTTCCGGCAAACACCGCCTCGCCCTTGTTATCTATGGAAACATTTTCTTTGCCATTTGCGTCATATAAACAAAAAACATAGATACCATTTTTATATCCGCATTCAAATCTAACAACATTATTTTCGTCCTGCATTGTTATCAGGCTGTTTTCTATTGTCAATTTACCGTTGTCAGACATTATCGTGCATAGATTGGTATATAATGCCCCTGTGAATACGTCTGATACAATTATTTCATTATCGTTTATCACCGTAGTCCAATCCCATTCACCCTCGGTTTTCTGCCCTGCAATAGCCAACTGACCCTTGATGATTGCGACAGCACTTTGACCGTCGGGACTTTCAAACAATGCTCCGGTCTGATACTTGGCGATATTCTCATTCTGCAGTGCCTCGTTTATGCTGACTTTGACGTTTTCTCTCATCATTTCCAAATAGCTTGTCTTTATTTCTTTCTTGCCGTTTCGCTGTATTTTTTGGATTATATTTGTTGTGGCAATATCCTTGAAAAAACTGTCTATTGTGACTTGCGGGTGTCCCACTTCAATGGTTGATTTCCTCGGCTCGAACGGATAAATTTTTGTTGTTATAATTCTTTGCAGCGTTTTGGTGTTCATACTCTTATCGAAAATTTTCACCCTGTCCCCAATGCTCGGTTTGTTCAGATTATGATATTTGTACGCCTCGCAAACATCAACGTAACCGACAGTCATTGTATATTTAGGAATATCAATACGTTCTAAATTATCTTCTGAAAATTGCCACTTTGCCAGTTTCAACAGTTCGTCCGGTTCTTCGCATTCGTCAAAATTTGAGAACCCCTCGTAGACGCCTATTTTTTCAACCATAGGACTGTCTATATACTGTTTACCGTTATTGACCGTAGATATATCCAAATCGTCCTGTCCGTATGGATATAGTCGTGTTATTAATGTAGACGCGTCGCGTGACGATTCAGCTGATTTTGCATTGAAACGTAATGTTAATTCGTTACCGTTGTCCTTGCCGATTTGTTTAACCAGTGCCAAATTATAATTATCTACATATAATTCGCACATTGTCGATTGTTTTTCTAATGTTTCTGACAGCGTAGACACACCGACAATCGGTGTTATCTTTGACGCCTCAAAAAAATCGGTTGCGGTGTTCACCCATTCCATTCCCAATGATTTTACCTCTGCGTCCGTCATTATATGTATATTGGTGTTTTTAAACAGCTGTGTCATAATATAACGCGGTGTTTTTCCCAACATATCACCGATATACTGAATATGTTTAAATTGTGCGTCCATATACAGTGCCAGTGCGTATATTTTATTATTATCAATAGAACGAATACGGAAACATTCATTCCCTACCCTACAAATACGGTTGTTTGCGATAAATTCCCATTTAGCCGAATCTATCGGATATTCAAATTGCAAATTGTAGCTGCCGTTTAATTCGTGTGTAATACAAACGTCCTTTGCCTCGTCCAAAATTGCCAAACCGTTTGAACTGAAATCGGTTTCGTTGCAACTGTATATACGTATCATTTTATTCATTGTATTTCCTCCTGTTTTATAAAATCGACTGTGTATAATAGAACAGCGGATTATAAATAATTTCAACTGTTCCGGTTCCGTTTGACTGTATTGTTATTTCATTTTCACCCTGTCCGATTTCTATATGATCACCGTTTGAATATTCTGACGTATTGGTGTCACCCTCAAAACAGCTGAACAATTCGCAATCGATTGTGAATTGCGTAGTTTTGTGATTATATTTTATTGTGTTTCCGCCGCAGGTAAACGATACTGATGTAAAATTACCGTTGAAAACTATCTTAGGTCGTACCGCCGCATTTCCGGCATTGTTTAGTTTAAATGTGTTTGTACCGTTGGCAATTTCATATATATGATTTATCGGCCAACCTATTTCAATTTCCGTATCTAACGGAATATCCGCACCTAACGGAATACCCTGCGTATCATACAGGAACTGATTAAACGGTTCACATCTGAATGCTACAACGGTTTTTCCCGCTCGTTGTAGCATTATAGTCATATCTTCCACGGTTATCGGTGACGCTATCCACTTTGTAAACGGCATATCGTCCAAAATCAACTCACCTTTTCCGCCGTTTATCCACGTTACAAACTGTTCAATAGTTTTATTACGTTTTGCGGTATCGTTGCAGATTAAATAAAATTCAACTTCGATTGTTTTGTCTTTGTAAAACACCCTGCCGCCCGATTCCGAAAAATCTATGCTGCCGTCCCTGTACGGTATATCTTCCTCGTAATCCGTCTTTTTCGGCGGTGTTATCGGTAAATCGGTGATTTTGGTTTGCATACCAAAATCACGCAATGAATGTTTACCACGATATGTTAATCCCATTGTTTAGCCCTCCGCTCCCAAAAATGCATCCGAAATTGAACGTTTTACCGAACTACCCGCATATTTACCGTACGCCATTGCAGTCGTTTCATCAGTGATATTATTATTAAAATCCTGTTTGATTGTAATGGTATATTCGTTATGGGCGGTTGTTGCGTTCGGAATATTTTGACCTATTTCGGACAATTTCTGATTTGTCATATCTACTATTTTTGATATAGTGTTATATCCGGTTGTTGCCAACTGTTCCTGTTGCTGATTGTACGATTTTAAAACACTGTTAAACTGTTTTGTCATATCATCATTACCACCGCTGATTATTCCCAATGCCTGTGATGTATATTTGCTTAGTCCTTTCAGCGTGTTGCTTTGCTCTTTTTCCAGTGCCTCGTTTTCGTCCTCGATTGCGTCTAACTTGGCTTGTTTTTCCGCCTCTCGTGCCTCTTTTGCCTCTGTTTTTTTGATGTCCGCAATATCTTCTTCGATTTCTTTTAATTTTTTCTTACCGTCTATCGTAACGGCATTTTGATATTTTTCACGTTCCGCCTCCAGTTCCGACAGCTCTTTTTTCCTTTCGGCTTTGGTTTCCGCGTCCTCGATTGCCTTGTATTCCGCCTCGATTGCTTCTTTTTTCGCTGACAACATTTTTTTTTGTGCGTCATAGTATTCGTTGACGTAGTTTTCCAACGTTTCACTCATACTGTCAAACAGGTTACTGTTTGCGTCGTCCATAGCCTCATAGTAATATTTACCGCTTATCATTCCTTGTTCGTAATATTTTTGTGTATAGTTCTTTACGCGGTTTAGTCCGGCTTGATATTCCTGCTCGCTGATTGCTCCGTACTTCTTTTGCATTTGCAACCACTTCTTAGAATTTTCCAAACGTCCCTCGTACAGTTTCTGTCCTGCGGTCGTCATTTTTTCATTGTATTCTTCTTCCGTAATTTCGCCGTCCTGCAGTGCCTGTGAATTACGTTCCATAATACGCTGATATGCCGCCTCGGGGCTGTCGTCGTATTGTTCCCAGTCATTAAAATATGTTCGTTCGGCTATATAGTCTAATGACTGTTGGTCTAATTCGTCTAATTTCTTTTTTCGTAAATCTGCAATCTGTATTTCGTGGTTTCGGATTGTTTCATAATATTCGTCCCATACGTCCTGCAGTTCATCAGCCGTCATTTCGGTATTTTCCGTCATTTCGGTCAATGTATTCAGATAGTTGTCGTCCATTCGCTGATATGCCGCAATCTGTTCATCTACTGACAGATTGTGCATTTTGACTTCATAGTCAATCCAATTCTTTGACTTGCTTTCTTGATTTTTCAACCTGTTTTTATAATCTTTGATTGCGTCGTCATTAATTTTTTTGTTCAGTTCGTAGATCTCAATATTAGCCTCTTTCACAACGTCCGCGTCGTTTGCAAATTCTTCTAATATTTTCTTCCACCATAGCAATGCGTCGGCGTCTGATACGACGCTTGTTTTTTGGCGGTATTCAAAATCTTCTTTTTTGGTTTCAAATGCTGTGTTGTTTGTTCCTGTTGCGTAATGCGGTAATTTTTTCAACATTGCTTTTGTCTGTTTAGCCGTGTAAACCGAATCACCCTTACTTAGATTTACCAACACATTTCGACCGTTAAACAGATAGTATTGTCCTTTATGTTTTACCAGTTCTCGCGGGTCAGCGACACCCTTTTCATCATTTATAACCGCAGGTCCTTCCGGTGCTGAATCAGTACCGTTTGCAAAAAAACCTTTTTGACCGCTATTGAAAAAACCGCTCGACACTGTTCCGTCCGATTTTACGGTAAAATGTGCGGTATATGTTTTTTCAAATCCCTTTGCTTTGCTTGTCAGGCTATCAATAACCACCGCCGCATTTGTGCCGTCGGCTTTCAGCGTTGCCGTACCCTCTAAATTATCAAATTTATCGACTTCGCCTGTCGTTGTATTGATTGTAATAACCGCCTCGGAATCGTTTGCTTTTAGCGTCGCTATACCTGTTTTTTGGTTGTACTCCGCCAACTGATAAACAACACCGTCTATTGTTACGGTTGCCTGATTGTCAGCCTGCAAAATTGCGACAGCCTGTGTTGCTCCGTATGTGTCAATCAATTCTTGCAACGTCATTATGGTTTGTTCACTTTCGCCACCGTCTACGCTGACGCTGACCTCGGCACTTTGACCGTCTATTTCTTCGACACCGTCTTTGGTTTTGTCTATCATAGTAATATCGCCCTCGGCATTTATGCTGATTTCAATATTATCCGGCAATCCTAAAACGCTGTGCATATAATCGTTCAAATCGGTTACTACGGCTTTCATATTCTTGTCGCCGCTCGCCATTGCCTCACTCAAATTTGAAAAACCGTTTTTAAACAACGCAACCTGTAAACTTGTTTCGGTCGTTGTCATACCTAATAGCTGACATTGTGTGACTACATCATTAATTGCTTTGTTTATTTTTTGTTCATCACCACTTGCGAATATATCCGCAATAGACGAAAAACCGCTTTTGTTTACGGCCTCTTTTGTAACTTCGTTTTGCAGTGTTATTAGTGCCTCTTTGTATTTTTCGATAGACGCTTGGTGCTGTTTAATTCGTTCTTCGTTATTTGCTACATTCGTTTCCCACTCCGACGTTTGCTCTGATACATTTTCTATTGCCTGTCCCAAACTGTCAAAATTTAATTGACCGCCTGTAATGTTTTGATAACTGTCGAATATTTCCTTGTTGTCCTCACGCAGTTTCTCAACCGCCGCCCTACGTTCAGCACCCGACATTGTGCTGTTGATTGCCTCATACTGCGTTTTTAACACGCCTAATTCTGTACTTAACTTTTTAGCATTTTCAATACGTTGCTTTGTTTCATTATTGACGCTTTGCAGTTTTGGGATTTCCTCCGACGATTTTTGTGCGTTGGTTCTTTTTTTACTGCTGTCGTCCTTGATTTCCTGCTGTTTCTGTTTCTTTTCCTGTTCCGCCTGTTCTTTTTGTGCCTGTACTATCTGTTTTATGATGTCCAGTGTTGAACTGCGGACACCGTTTTTCTGTTCTTCGGCGCTGATGAAATCGCTATAGTTGTCTATAAACCATTGCTCTAAAAATTTTCGTTCCTGCTCGCTTTCGTCGGTTTGTTGTCCTTGATTTTTTAATTCTGTCAATTCCTTATAACGTGCAATATACGCGTCTACTGTATCGGCTACCACGGTCATATCATAGGCGGTCTTTGCTTTTTCCGAATATTCCTGTGCCATAGCCAGCGCGTCATTTCCCGATTCACCTAATTTTTGATGATATTTTTCTATTCCTGCACTTGCAATCTTCGCTACTGCCAATGTAGCCGCAAATGGTGCTGTTACTACTGCTGTTATTCCTGCACTCACTCCGGCAACACCGCCTAATGCCGCAAGAAATCCGCCTACACCTCCGGCACCTGTTGCACTTGCCGCCGCGCCTTCGGCTGCCGCCATTGCCTCTGCTCCTGTTGCTCCTGCTGTTTCTGCTGCCGCACCTGCCGCCTTTGCCGCAGTCTCCGCCTCGCCTGCTACTTTTGTAAACGAAAACAGCGATTTAATACCGTTTGCGAATGAAATACCTTTTGCCGTCAAACTCAATGCGGGTCCGATAATTGCTAATGCTGTGCCGATTTTCAATAATCGCTCACAATCTTCATCAGACAATCCACTTAACCAATCCGCCAAACTGCTTACCGCGTCTGCAGCCTTATCAATGAACGGTGCCGCACTTTCACCAAATTTTTGTGCGGCTACCTGCATTTTAACCATTGCTTGCTCAAACGTAAAACCGGATTTGTTTACGCCCTCCGACTGCTTTTTGAATGCCTCTTCTGACGCTCCGGCGGCATTACCCATTTTCTCTAATTTTTCTGAAAATGTATCAGCCTGCGCACCTGTCAATGCCAACATTGCAGTAATAGCCTCTTTTGAACTGAATAGTTCTGTTAGCTTTTCCTCGCTACCGCCTGTTGCCTCTGCCAAAATCTTCATTGCACCCGAAAAACCGTTTGCCTTTACCATTGCAAATCCCGATTCATAACCCAATGAATTTAGCTTTTTCTTTAATGCCTCTGTCGGTGTCATTAATCCGGTATATACCGCGCCTAACTGTGTAGATACTTCCGACGCTGTACCCGTTACACCTGTCAATGTTGCAAATATCGTAAACAATTCGTCCTGTGATACACCTAACGCCTTTGATTGTGGGACTACCTTACCGATACTTGACGCCAGTTCGGGGAATGTTGTCTGTCCTAATTCGACTGTTTTAAATGCCAAATCCGCAACGTGTTCTACTGCCTCGGCTGTCGTATCACCGTAACCCTTTGTAACGGCTGAAGTTAGATTGATAGAATCAGTCGTTGTCGCCAATCCGGCTTTTGCGGCCTTTGCGTTTATTCTTACTTTGTCGATTGTGTCGTCAGCGTCGCCGAATGCCGATATTACCTGATATGTACCGTCTGCAATATCATCTGTATATTTTGCGGTTTCTATTGCTACATCTTGTATACCCTTTTTCAATTCCTGCAGACGTTCGTCACCTATGGACAATGTTGCGATATTAGCCAATTTTTTATTTAGGTCCATATATTGCTTAACTGCCGCAGTTCCCGCCGCTACCAACGGTGCTGTTACTGTTGCCGTTAATGTGTTACCGACTTTAGTCAATCCGTTTCTGACACCTGCAGTTTTGTCCTGTAATTCGCTATATTTGTTTTTAACCTGTGTAATATATTGCGACTGTTTTTTTAATTCATCTGTCGTCTGCTTTAACTCATTTCTTAAATTTGCCTCTGCTAATTGACTTCTCGATAGATTGTTACTGAAACGATTGAAATTCGTATCAGCTGTTTTAACGGCACTTTCAGCCTTTTTTACTTCGTCTTTCAACTTTTTCATTTCGTCGCTGTTGGCCTTTAGGCTTGTCTTGCCCTTGTTGTATGCCTCATTCGCACGTTCCAAACGTTGACGGGCGGCGTCCTGTGCCTTTGACGCCTGTTCTACCATTTGTTTATATTTCTGTGTAATCTGTGATTGTTGGTTTAGCTGTGTAGACAGGGATTTATATTTATTCTGTAAACGGTCCAATGATGAACCTGTCGTTTTTAATGTGGCGTCTGTAACCTTAAACTCATTTTGCGTTTGTTTCATTGAATTACCTAACGCCTTGATTTCCTGTTGTGCCTCTTTGGTGTTAAAACCAATGCTGATATTTGTACCGTCACTCATTCTTTTCACCTCATATTCCGAAATCTGCTAAACTCGGCAGTTTATCGTTATTCTGTTTTTCTGCTGTTTTTGTGTTTCCGTTCATCATCTCATAAATTTTCCAAAATTTACGGGGTGTGCAGTCCCAAAATTCATCATCTGAAAATTGCAGGCGGTAACGTCCTATAAAATATAGTTTGTCCCAATCGTACGGAGCGTCCCGCCTTACTGTTCCCCCTGTTCTTCCGTTGCCTCCTGCACTCCGAACGCTGAAATCACTGCGGCATATACCACATCATACAAAATATTTATAGTACCCAACGAAATCCAATCTTCAATATCCACTTTTCGCAAATTGTACCTTTCGCCAACCATTGCATATAGAAAATTTAAAACATCACCGTATATATCTGTCTTGTTTCCGAACATTTCAATAGCTTGGCCGACACTTCCGTACATTTGCTCCAATACTCGCAATGCTCTGTATGTCAGCTTTATTTCGTATTCCTTATCCTCAATTTTTATCTTCTTGCCCTTTGCGATACACGCGGTTAAATCTAATGTTTCTTCCATTTTCAAAAACTCCTTTCATACGCAAAAAACGCACATCATAATGATGTGCTTGATTTATTTGCGTTTCTGTGTTATACTTGATTTATAAAAACTTATTTTTTCCTTTTACCGTCCTGCGTGGGACGGTTTTTTTTATTTAATTATTCTTTTGGAACTGTGTCACCTGTATTTACTGTAGGTGTTGATGTCGTTCCTTTTGCGTAGATTTTATTTATTTTTTCTACTGTCAGGAATGCATCCGCCTCTTTTTCAGTGTCAAAGACACCGTAAATTCTCCAAACACCGTCCGCACGTCTTGCCATTGATTTGAATGACATTGTGTCAGACTGTGGATTTAGTTTTTCAGTTCCGGCTGTTTCCGCTGAAAAATCACTTGTGCTGTATTTTGTTCGTAACAGCCACACTGCTAAAATTTTACCGTCGTTTAACGGTGTCATAAATCCTGTTGCAAATTCGGCAGGGTCGTCCTTTTCTGTTGATACATAAATTCCGTCCTCTGTTAATGTTTCATCTAACAACATTGCCTGTTCTGCCGGTGAAAACATTGTTCTTTGCGCCTTACCGTCATAACCTGTACACTTTGACAATACGTCAGTGCAATCGTCACTGTCTACGTCTGTTGTTTGTGTTTTTGCAGTTAAATCAATATTCTGCACATTTAGCAAATGTTTAACTTCGTCGTATTCAACTTTAGGCTCACCGCCTGTCATTGCCGCACTTTTATCACTGATTATTTTTGCAATTCTTAATCCCTTTAAACCTGTTCTGATTTGCATAATTTTATACCTCCATTTTTAACGTTACATTTATCGGTTTGTGATATATATTTGTATCTGATTCGTACATATCGCTTTGCAGTTCTACCCTGCACATCAAAAAATCTGTTTCCAACGTTTCTTTTACTGCCTTTGATAGTTCAAACAAATTATTCTGTTTGCTCCAAATATCCAAACGCACGATAACAGTATTCATTATTGCGCTGTCATCAGCATATTCGGAATCGTTATTCAGCATTTCAAACATTGTTATTCGCGGAAACAAATTTTTGTCTTTATCCGGTGCTCTCGGATTGTTGTATATTGCGGCTATTTTTTTTGTTACCGCCGCAGATTTTTTCAATGACTGATATATCATTAACATTGTATCTTGCAACGCTATCCCTCCAATCTTGACTTGATTTCTTGCTCTAATGCCGCTTTCATTTTCGGTTCAACGACAGATTTAACTGCCGCCTCTGCTTTTTTCATAAACGGTCTTGCCACCATTTTGCTTGTACCGTTTTCAACATAAAATAAATACTGTGCAATGCTCCAATCCAACTTGGCACCGTCACCGTCAAACACTCCAACTAACTTATATCGTCCGCCGTAGCCGTCACGCGTTTTACTCGCCCGAACGTGATTTCGTGCGTGAAAACTGTCTTTTTCCTTTCGGTCATATGGAACGTGTGGTTTGAATGTGCTGACTGCCAACGGTGCGACTTCGTCCAACACTTTGTCGGCCACTTCGTTCATTGATACACCTAAATTTTCAATTTTAAGTACCAATGACGAAAACCCCTCATATTCAACGCCGTATTTAGCCATTGTTGACCGCCTCCGCCGTTATGATTTGTATGTCGTGCGATTCGGATGCGTCGTTTATTGCACGGATATTATAATATGTCCCACCGTATTTTATATAGTGGTCCTCTGTCAGAATTTTTTTGTATCTGATTGTAAACGTCACCGTTCTTTCGGCATTTACCGCTGCCGCAGTAAAATACTCCGAACCCCTAACGTGTTTCACATTCGCCCAAACGGTACAGACGGGGACATATTTCTGTCCCTCGTCGCGTCCTGTTTCAGGATTGATACCGTCTGTTAATTCACAAATTTCAACACGTCTGTTTAATTGTCCGGCATTTATCATCAGCAACACCTCACAATAAATTCACGGAATGCAGTGCCAAAATCTGCGTAACTGTCGGATTTTCTTTGTCAGACTGCACTGTCATTTGTCGATTGTCGTACATATCACCGCACAACACCAACGCCGCAATCGTCAAATCCTCGTAGTTATCCATTTCTTCATCAGTTAAACCGGTGTACGATTTTATGTACTGAATGGACGCCGTATGAATAGTTGAAAATGTTTGTTCTTCGCCCTCATACTCCGCACGCAGATATTCGGCTATGTATTCATCTGTTAATTCGCTGATTTTCATATCTGCCACCTATTATGCAGCTTTCATTTTCAAACCTGCGATTTTTTGGCTTTCAACGATTTTACTGTCAAATTCAGTGTAACCGCATACACCGATTGCGTATTGTGTCGCATATTTTTCAAGTAGTACGTTGATTTCCATAGCGTTGGCTAATTTGACATACAAACCGGACATATCGCCATATACAATAGTTGTTGTGCTTGCCGCGATTTTAGGTGCATTTTCTGAAACGTATACAGGCTTACCCAACAGCTCCCAACCGAACTCTTTTGTAATATCGCGGTTTAGTAGGTAATTACCCTCGTTATCCTTTAACTTTCGGATTTGTGCCAGTGTTTCTTTGTTCATAATCCAGCACGCATTTTGTTGGAACTGCTGTGGCACTGTCATTTGAACGTCAATCAATTCATCAGCTATAATATCCTTTGCACTTGCTGATGTAACTAAATTCGTTGTTTCAAATACACCTTGATATTTATTTTTTTGACCGTTTAACAATCCCTTTTCAAGAAATTCTGCAATATTTTCAGCTACTTTATTGATTGTAAATGATACCAAATCAAAACCGCTCTGATTGATTAATGATTTAGAAATTAGTTTCAATACGCCGACAATATAGTTTTCAAGTGTTATTGTCGTGAATTTACCCGAACTTTCAGTCAATTCCTGCATATCTTCCACTAACGTAGCACCTGTATCAGTTGTATCGTCGTAAACAGGGAACGACAAATTACCGCCAACGTTGTATATTGTCGCCATACTGTAAATAGGTGATAATTCTTTCACTCTTTCGATGATACGGTCAGCGATTGTCGTTGGAATCAATGCTTTTCCGCTGTTTGCTGACGTGCTTAGCGCCCTTGTTTCACCTCTTAGGAACTTTTCAAATTTTGCCTCGTCCGCCGCACGTTGTTCCATATTCTCTTTTTTTGCTCCGCCAAATTCAGCACTTGACAAACTTCTTGCCTCATTTTGTGCTTTTAATGTTTTATCAATTCCGTCAATTTCTTTTTTGATTTCATCAAATCTTGATGTTTCATCATCTGTCAACGCTCTTGTTTCCTTTTCTGCGTCTTTGATGATGTTTTCCATTTCCTCAACCAGATTATTACGTTGTTCAATCAAATCCGGTAACGATCTTGTTTCAAATTTTCTTGCAGCTTTTCTTTCAAAATCTCTAAATATTTGCTTTTTACTTTTCATTGTATTGTCCGCCTTTCATCTTTAAAAACTCAACTTCGTGTTTGTAACGTGAAATTAATGCACGTTTTTCTTCTTCGTCCTCGTCGTTCTTTTCTTTCTTCTCTTGCTTTGCAGTTTCTTTAACGACTTGACTTTCGTCCTCATAACTTCGTCTTTCAAATACTTTTTCTTGGTCTGAACGTTGTTCAATGCTTGTTGCTATGTATGCCGGTGTAACACTTAGAATTGATACTTCGGACATATCAATGTCCTTCAAATATCGGTGTTGCATACCGTCGTCAGCGTCTTTCCATTCGTCAGCACAACTATAGAAACCAAAACTCCAACCGCGTAACTCGCCTTTGTTGGCCTTTTCGATAACTTCGGGGTCTGCTACGTCACACGACGCAAACAGTCCGATATTATCTTCGCGCAGTTGTAATTCACCCGTTTCTGTCGAACCCAAAATTTTATCCGCTCTGTGATTAAAACGCAATTCAACGTTTGGATTTCGTCTTAATGATTTTGCGAATGTTTTCGGCTCTACCTGTTCTATGAACTTGCCGTGACTTGACGAAATCGGACGGCTGTCACGTCCGGTCGCACAAACATAGCCCTCAATATGAACGCTATTCGCTCGTATTTCCACTCTTATCACCTTTAACACCCCCTTTCATTTCCTCGACATCTACTGTCTGATTTGTGTTTGGTGTATATACTTGTCCCTTTTGCGGGTAGTATAAAACGTCGTTTAATCCCAATTTGACAAAATCCAAACCTAATGGCGGTAATCCTTCCATTTCTCGGACTTCATCTATTTGAATGAAATTGTTTTTAATACCTGTTTCATATGCGGCATATCTCTTTTGCATATCGCCTTTTAACAGTGTCTTGGTATCTATCGAAAATGACAACTTGCCGTATTCACTTTGCAGTAGCAAATCTTTATTCAGTGCCGTTTCAATGGCTTTGATAATCGGCAAAATTGCCGATTTGATACCGTTGTTATAGTTTTCATCACTGCACGTCCCGTTGATTATTTCAGGGGACAGGTTGAATAACTTTGCTATTTCAATCGCGTTTGCCTCTTTGTTTTCTTTCAACTGCATTTCCACACTTGACAATGACGCCTCTGTGAATTTTAAACCGTTGTTTAGCACCATTATGTTCTCTTCGTTGTTTCTGTAAAATCGTTGCCACGTTCTTTTTAATTTGGTTAATGCCGATTCCTCTAATCGTTTTTCCGATTGTAAAAAACCTTTTTTGCCGCCGGATTTGACAAGACTGTTTTCAAATTTTAACGTGTTGTATGCCACTGACAACATCTTATTGTTTTCTTCGATTATGCCTTTGCCTGTAGCTCCATTTTCACTGCGACGTGTCAGTTTTAAAAACTCCCAATCGCAGTATTTCTGACCGTTCACCATTATGTCATAATCTTTAAATATCGGGTCTGTTCCCTCGATTACGGAAACTTTTGACGATTTCACATAGTGCAGACTTTTAACGGCGTTTCGATTTCGGTTGATGAAAATATATCCCTCACCGTCTGTCAGAACATCAGATAACCACGCCGTTTTCATCTGAAATGCGTCTAATTTATCGCCTGTTTCACTGTTTAACAGATGAACTCTGAAATCATCTTCGACATTACCGCCGCCGTTAATATCTTTCAGAACTATCGGCAACATTGCTATTGTATTGGCTATGAAATTTACACAACTTGTCACGGTCGGAATGCTCATAGCCTCGTCTTTTGAAATCGTATCGCTTACACCTGCGATTAATTCAATGATGTTTGTACCGCTATCTTCCGCCGCACGTCTAAAAAATTTTCTTTTCCACATTTTTTCTTTCACTCCCTTATGCTGTTTGTATGCCCCAATCTAATCCGGTGTCGAAAATTTCGTGTTGTTGCATTATGTACACGGCTATGATTGTAGCGACAACCATATCAACCTTGCCCGCAGAACGTTTTTTATTGACGTACTTGTTTTTGTTCGTATCTTCTGTACATTTTGCATTTTGGTAATTGATTTCGTACAATTCGTTTGCCTTGTATAAAAATTGGTGGTTTAAAATACATTCCTTTAACAGTTTTGTCGGTGCGTGCAAAGTTCGTGAGTGTTGCTCTACTTCCGTCACGTTATAGCCGGCACGCTCCCATTTTTGTGCCGACGACATTGCATTGCGTCGGTCATATCCAATATCAATGATTTTGACGCCGTACTGTTCTTCAATCTTCATTACATATTCTTCAATAACCGCGTAATCGACAACTCTGTCACCGCACGCCACGCACTGCATTTGTTTTATAAAATGCCTGTAATCCACACGTTCCGTCGCACTTTTTTCGTCTGTCCGTGCCTCGGGTATAAATGCCAGTGGCTCGCAATAAACCACTCCGTCAACATATGCCACCATTACAACGGCACAGTTATCTGTTGTTTCCGCCAAATCGACACCAATATAAACGTCTAATCCGGTCCAATCAATCTCGCCGTTCTCTAATCGACACGCCTTTACGTCTGCAACGTCAATATAGCTTTCAGTTCCTATTCCTTGATAAATTATGTTGCAGTGCTTTGTAACAAAATTTTCACGGCGGCTCGGCATTTGTATAGCACGTTCCCTGTTGTCTTTCAAATCTTTCATTATGCTTGGGATTTCTAACGCTAACGGATTGGACTGCTCCAATATTCCGTCGTCCCTCATCCATTCATCTTCTTTGGTGTTGTCCGGTTCATACAGCAACGCAAAAACTTTGTTGTCATTGATTACTCCGTCCAAAACGTTTTTTGCATACTGTACTTCGTCCTCGAACGGATTATCGAACGTCGGGTATTTAGTGCTAATGATACAGCCTAATTTATTCAGTATTGTCAACTGTCCTGAACGCATTGCCTCAATCGCATACGGGTTCGGTAATGCTCCCACTTCGTCCGCCAAAAATGCGTTTGGCAGACGTCCGTCAAGTCTTGAGTTGGAATAGTTCAACGGGATATATACATTCTCATTCAGCAGACATTTAATATCATCCCTACGAATTTTGAACCTATCCATTAATGCAGGACTTGACAATATAATCTCTCGGATTGCCGTTTTCACTTCTCTTGACAATGTTCCGTCCGGTGCGACCGAATAGAACTTTGAAAATTTCGGTTCACAAAAAAACAGCAGTATGAAAATGACGCCGATAATAATTGTCTTACCGTTCTTTCGGCATATTTCCAATAATGCTGTTTCATATTTTCGTTTATTTTTATTTCCCCTGTATACCGTACACAATACCGAGATAATCAGAAAAAACTGAAAACCCGCAAGACTTTCGTATACAGTTTGATTTTTTGCCATTCCCGACGGCATAATCATTAATTTTAATAGTTTGTCTATCAGTTGAACTTTTTTCTTTGATATGCAAAACTCGTTGTCTTGCTCATCTGCAATTTGCAAAAATTCTTTGCATTGCAGTTTGACGTATTTCGGCGCGTTGATTTTTCCGTCGCAAACGTCTTGCGCATATCTATACGCTTTGTGTTCTCTATCCATCATATTCGTTCGCCTCTTTCAGTGCATTTAACAGCGGGTCCTCTTTGTTTTTGCTCGCCGTTAAATTTAAACTGCCTATCTTTGCTCGTGCCTGCGGTGACAGACACAATTCATTACAACAACGGTACAAATCTTTTGTGTATTTGTCCTTACTTGCCATAAAATCTTTATTAAAAATCAATGAAAAATCATCATTTATTTTGCGTTCTATATCCTGTAATCGGTCAACTGCAATAGAAAATTGAGTTAAAATATACACGTCCAAATTACTCAAAATTCCGCTCTCGTCCAATTCCTTTTTTATCTTTCGGAAAATCTTTTTTTGATTGTTCGACAAATACGTCGGAGGTCGGAGGTTATCAGCTTTCCCGCGAATTTTCTCTTCGACTTCTTGACGTTGTTTTTCTTCCGATTTTGTGTTGTGTCGTGATTGTGTTTTTACCGATTTCGCCGGTCGTGCCATACCTCCCTCACCTCTCGTATTTTTTGAATTTTAATTTAAAATTT